GATGATTTTAGGATATTGAATATCCTTAGTCACCTGGAATAATGAATCGAAGCCTTTATCTGAAATTTCTTCTAATTCGTTCTTAAAATTATACGTGAGACTATCTATACGTTTTAAGAACTCGGTATACGTATCTTCATCACGTATCATATCACCAACCCACTTATTCCCTGCTAGTTGATGAGCCACAAAGTATTTAACAATATCCTCTTTGTGTTTAAATCTCTTACCAATCTTGGTTAATTGGTACTTATCTGGTCTCCCCCAATAACTCTTCTGAGTGACCCTAGTTTTAAAATTATATTTAATAGCATCATAACTCGGTGAGTTAAAATGCAAATTGATTGCATTTGAAAAGCAGTATGCAGCATAACCATCCATAATCATATTATACCCTATTTCATTATAAAAGTCAACAGCAATACCTTATAATGGTAGTGCATATGAAGGATTACCACCCTCGATTAGATTACTATTACGAGCCTCTACCTCTATCCTTTGTATAATTTCTTTGGTCAGTAAACTCTTACAGTCTCTAACATCAACCGCATGTGCGTCACATACCTCTATGATTGCCTCCATGTAATCAACGTCTTTGTGTCTAATTAAATAATCTTCTACAAGTTTTGAAAATGATCGTCTATTAATATCTATTTGCATTTAAGTATTACCATATGTTCGTTAGTCCTGCCCGTAGGCACCTTTTTGCTGGCTTTAATCTTTGCTAGAGCCTTGCCAACTTGCAACGGACTCTTCTTTAGAACAGTGTTTATTACATCTTCAGGCTTACGTAACTTCATTACCAATGAGGTTTCTGTATTAAACCCTTTGACAGTAGTTCCTGATACAGTCAATCCATCAGGACTATCCGAATCAAATACTGTTAACTGTCGTGTGTTAGTGTTAAACAAATACAAATGCATGCATCCAGGAATGCGTAATGGGTTAACTGATGTCAACTTATACTCCGCATTTGTCTTCTCATACTTCATCTTCTCAACTTGCTTATCAACAGTCTTGAGCTTCTTTAGCTTTGGTTTGAACGCTCTGGCAGCCTTTTTAGATTCTTTGTACTTATCCAAGTCATCTAGGAAGGAGTTGAGTAGGGTAACCCTAGCCTTTAACTCCTTTGTAGTTAGATGTGAATAAGCCTCTACCAGTTGTTTATCTGACTTCTCCAGGACGCCAACATAATCATCAAGATGTTCGTGAATCCACTCATTAACTTCGATTACACGCTTTATATCATAATTTGTAAGTTGTTGATACAAGTTGTACTTTGGTGGTTTCTTTCCAGCCAACCAAGCATCCTCGATTGTATACAGTTCAGGGATAATAGTAGCCAGTACCTGAGCTCTCATTCTATCTTGAATAGTTATCTTTACAGTAGGAACAGCTTTCTTTTTCTTAACAGCTTTAAGAATGTTCTTTCCACTTTCAATCAACAAGTCAAACTTATCCTTGATATACTCTGGTGCTCTCGCATAGTTTTCTGGGAATTCATTACCAAGGTTCATCCAATGTAGAATGGCACTTGTGTGATGTTGAGCGATGTGGTAATTAGGATGAACAAGTATAGCCTGTGCATCTGATTTTGAGAAATTGCGCTTAACGTAGTTCCTAGATATCGTAAGACATTCTTTATCATCACATTGATAGTGTACGTAGAATTTAAAAGCTGGCCAGCCCTTGTCTAAAGGTGCACCAGCTAATCCTACTTTCTTACGAGCTCTAACTTTACGTTTACCAGCCATCAGAGTCTCCTCCGATTGTATTTTGAACACAATCCAGGACTCCAGCTTCTCTCCAAGCCTCTCTGTCTTCCATTTCACTTCCATACATCACTTCCGGAGAGAATGCATCCATACTGATTTTTAACTTGGAGTTGCCGCTGTTACGGCGTTGCTTTGCTTCAAATTTTAACTTCTCTCTTCGAGTCATTCCACGTGTTTCTGACATAATATAGGTCCTGTTTTGTTTAATGTAAGGTAATTATACAACAAGTTGCGACAAAGGTCAACAGCTATTTTAAAAATAATCCTCTTTTCTTTGATTCTTTTTTACGATCGATCTCAACCTTCTGTCTATACAGCTTTGTTCTTACAGCGTGTAAGGTTTTATTCTGTATAGGACGTTTCTTCATTGGGTATAAATCTCTCGTAAATAGTCTTCAAATTCTTCAACCTTCTCTACACGATTGGGCCAAAGGATGTATTCCTTTTCGGGGTTTGCTTTTAAATTGTTTAATAAGGGCGCGATAGCATTGTATAATGCATCTACCTTATCCTGGGTTGCTGTAACTTTAGCACTTTCTAATGCTCTCTCGGCTTTTAACTTTGCTGATTCTTTGTCGCTTGTTTCTAGTTTTTGGGATACTTCTAACTCACCTTCATCAACTAAAGTGAATCCGAAATCGAAATCTACTGACATATACTAATCCTCCGTGATAATTAAGTGTTCATCTTTTAGCATACAATCAGGAAAAATCTTTATTTCATGGTCTTCTTCCCAACAGAGCTCTGGTTTAGTATACTTATACTTTACCCAATCGTCCCACTTGATACATTTCTGTTTTCCTTTGCCATCAGGGGTACGATATATGCCAGACTCACTCATCCTAATAGCAGTTGTTTGATGCCAAGAGTCCAATTCTCAGCTGCATCTTCAACATAGTGTATTGATTTGTGTGGAAAGTCTTCAACACCAATTCTAACTCCAAACTTATCTTTGTATGTAATAGAGAAGAACGATTGTTCTGAATCCCCATTTAAAGAGCTTACCACTTGGTAAATCTTAGCGACACTTCCATCATCCTTATAATATTCACTCATTAGTTTTCTATTAGTCATTTGCATTTTCCTTCGTTTTAAATTCACAAGTACCCATTAGCCAATATATCTTCCTGCTCATAGGCTTCAGCTTCACTTAACTCACGTCCATCAATCATTTGTTTAATATGTACCATCTCATGGCACACTGTTTTGATTGTCTCAGCAACGCTCAGTGTTTGTTCAATTTCAATATCATACTCGCCGTCATCGCCAGCATCATATGCCCATCCCTTCACTCCATCATCGGATAAGTCCTCATACTCTATAGAAATGTGGATATCTGTAGGGATTTCTAACTTACCTCGACAATATACAACTACGTCGTCTGTAATCATAACTTACTCCTTATTTTTATTTTTTTTCTGGTGATGGAAATAAGTCGTATATACATACAGATCCAGCTATAGCTCCATAGAATAGTACCGCTATAATTAAGTCAATCCATTCGTTTACTGTCATCATATACTCCATCATATTCCCGCTCAAGTTGATCAACCATCTGCAAAGCATTTTCGATTGCCACGGCCATGTCTGTCATATTATGCCATCGGGCCCTATGAGATACTCCCTTCAAACACTCCCGGAGTCCATCAAATTTAGTTTTCACTTGTTCTTTTGTGTGCATGTGTGCCATACTATTACTTATCCTAAAGGTCTCCTGTTATTAAACTATATATTTCTTTCCAGTTTTGTACTCTATGACCATCAATATCTTCCTGATTATGAATGTGACTCATAAGAATACCTTCAAGGCCAAATTCATTACCCATAACAATGTTAGCAGGTTTATCTTCTACCCACCAACAGTTAGTTCCTTCCCACTTAGCGAGTTCTTCATCTTTATCTTCTCCAGTGCCGAGAATGGTAATACCATCAAACACATCACCAAACACATTGTGTAAGTTTTGCATTCTCCAGTTCCTAGCCATTTGATTATGAGTCTGGGAAGTAATGACATGGAAGATGTATCCATGCTCTTCGTGTAGTTTACGTACGTACTTAATAGCATCACGTAATGGAGATAGATATTTCATATCTCCAGAAGAATTGAATTCTTGGACAAGTTTATGACCTGCCTTCGTTGAAATACCGATTGCTTCTGACACTCGGTAGTGATCGAACTTTCGAGTTAAACTTTTTTCAGCTTTAACCCATTTGTAGAAGTGGTACTCCCAATCTAGGAGTACTCCATCACAGTCTACTAAAATTACTTTATCTCTCATATTATATCTAGTTAGTTAAACATTCGTGGTTTGCGAAGGCGTCACCGAATCCTTCCATATACTCTTCATAAGCCTTTTTATCAGCTGCGTTCTCAGGGGCCGGTGATAGTGTATCATTGTTTATAAAAGCGTACCAACCTCTTTGATAGAAAACGGGTTTAGTGCGAAGATAGTTGTCTCTTTCAGTTTTATTTTTTATTAACATAATATAGTTTCCTAAAAATCAGCCAGACCATTTCTAACTGTTATAATTACATTATACGCTATTTTTGACAAAAGGCAACAGTTATTTTACTAATTGAGCCGGTAAAAAATTCAACTAAAGTTGAATTGAACTATACTTTCTCTTAAAGCAGGAACCCAGTCATCTCTATGTTCTATGAATACTTGGGGAGCAGCATTATCAACTGCAATGATAGTTACCAATTGTGTAATTGGCATGCCAGTGCGTTCTTCCCAAGCAATAGCATAAAAACACTCTTGCTGGAAATATGATTCTACCCACTCTTTCTTCTTAGGTTTCAAACTAGTCTTGAAATCAATTATACTTAACTTTCCATCAAATTCTGCTACACAGTCTACTCGACCAGCAACCCCTAAGTGGTCTGAATACAATGGAATCTCTTGGCCGTAAATGGTTCCTATCCTTTGATCGAAATGGGGTCGAACATCATTAAAGCTCTGAATTATATGAGGCATATATCCACTTCGGAAGTCCTCCTCATTATTCAAATACTTTTCAATAATAGCATGGACAGCAGTTCCTCTGATACTTGCTCTCCTGGATATTTTATTGGCTTCTTCTTCGCCAACTCTTGCCCTCCACGCTTTTATCGACTCCTTTGATTTAGCACTTAAAACAGTAGTTATTGATGGATACTCCTTTTTGTTAGGCGTTGTGTATTTACGTCCCGTTGACCTTGTTACACAACTAAGGTCTTCATATCCCAACTCTACTTTCTCATGTCTAAACATTAGTCACCATTCTTTGCTATAATAAAGTCTTTCACTAATCCACTTCGGACAATGTCATCACTAGTGAATGTCACTTTTGCAAAATGCTTCTTTGGCATCTTCTTAATAATATCTAAAAACTTATTGATACCAGATTTATCACCTTGCTTAACTAAGTCGGACTGTTTATAATCACCTGAGAAGATGATACGACAGTGTCTACCTACCCTAGTAATAACAGAACACAATTCATGATAGTTTAAGTTTTGACATTCGTCAACAACTAGAACAGCATGGTTGTATGTGATACCTCTTATAAATGAGGTGCTCTCGAAATGAAGCTGATGTTTAGCTTTTAGATTATCCCAAGCAGTTGGCACTTTAAACAACTCTTGAAATATTGCTTGATAAGGAGCAGTGTATGCTTCCTTCTTTTCTTCCTCATCACCAGGTAAGAAGCCTATGTCCCTTGTTGGTACAATAGACCTAATGATGATGAGATCATGATATGGGGTTTCACCGTCTAACACCGATTCTAAGGCTAATGATAATGCTAGGTATGTTTTACCTGTACCAGCCGAACCGTTTAATATTAAATTTTTGCCAGCCTCCCAGTTGTTGATGGCGTCGTGTTGATGTTGATTTCTCGCTTCTAGATTTGGAAGATCATCTAGTCGGATCTTTTTTTGGTTTTTATTCAATTCTACCAATCCTTTATTTGTCCGTTACTATGCGGGTACTCCTTCTTTATATTAGCTAACTTAGATTTGAAATCACCATCAACTTTTGAGTGAAGAGTACCAACTCCTCGTACTACCGCTACTGTTCCGATCACTGTTTCACAATTATTCTCCTTCTTATAGTCGTCCAAGTCTTTAATGCTTAAAGTCTTTTCCCACTCCATTCCAGTTGTCTTATTTTTAAATGTGTATATAGGCATTAGTATTTATTATACCTGACTGCCCCAAAAATTCTATCACCCCATACCCCACGCACGAGCTTTTCTGTTAATCCCTTTACCTTCAACTGCTTTTTGACAATTGAGATAAGGTATTGAGCATCCATTGGGTGGATAGACTCTAGCATTGCTTTGAATGAGCTATCTCTTCGTCCTAGGTCATATGTATTCTCTTCCACAAACGGGACTAGAAACTTAGTGATATCTTTTAAATTCTTAGAGGGAGACTCTGATGGAGTCCAATTAACATTTTTGGATAGATACAACTTAATATTTGGATCAAAGTTGACCTTCATTAAGTCACGTAAAGCC